CTGGACGAGCGCATCCGGTCGTTAATGACTTCCCAGAAGTAAAACAGTCAGTTAGCATGCCCGAAACCCAGGAGTTCGGTTATGGCGCTGACTAGCATCTTCGACCTAGGGTCGATCACGGCCACATTGTTAAATAGCAATGGGTCGGTTACCTATTACGAAGGACCGCTGACTAAAGGCGATACCTTCACATTCCCTAACGATGAAAGGGAAATCCAGTTAGAGCTGGCCTGTGACAACAGTGGCTTGGTTACGCTTAGCTCCGATGGCTCATGGACTCCGGGCGACTCCTACGAACTGCGCCTGGCGCCCTCTTACAGCATGGGAGCCGCGGCCGTTCAATATTCGTCGTTCAGTTTCGATCCTGGTGTAAATGATGGCTCTGGATATCTGGATGCTAGTGTTGGAGGCTCCTATCAGGCGTTTACATCGTTCAACCCGGCTGAGCCTGACCCCATGGAGCTTACTGATTTATCCGGCCCGCACAGCATTTTTGGCCTCTACCTGACGAATGGGGCCTAGAATGGCGGCCAATATCTTCTTCCAGCTCCTGCCGCAAATTGATGTAGTTACATCGGCCGATTGCGATGAGATAGGCAATGCGACTCGCATTATTGCTTCGCCATGGGATCGGCAACGGGTATTCCTTGGCCGACTTGTTCGCGGCGAGAAACGATGCCTGTTGGTGGACTTCAACGGAGCGATCGACAAGTCGCGGACCATTATTGGGGTGAAATGGCAGTGCGGTCAGCCATATATCGCCATCATGGCTAATGCCAGGATCTTGTCTGATCTTCGGTCCACGGCTGTTGATGTCCTGGCCAACTACCCAAACGACACCATGTTCAAATGCACGGCCTATCTGGATAACGGCGAGCGCTATGTGCAGACCATCCGTATGACCGTCAATGACACCTATTGGTTCGACGGCGATACCGTCCAGCAAAATGGGCCGACTGTTCTTACAGTAGGTACTATCGCGTGAGTCTTGCGCATCTTTCCCGCGAGGAAAAGATCGAACTCATTACGTTGCTTGAGGAACAGCAGCGACGGCATAGCGTCAATAAGCTAGCGACCTATATCGCCTATCCCAAGCAAGCGGAATTCCATGAAAATGGGGGTAAGTTCCGCGAACGTCTGCTAATGGCTGCGAATCAGGTGGGGAAAACGTGGTGCGCAGGATTCGAATGCGCGATGCATGCCACAGGCCTGTATCCCGATAGCTGGAAAGGAAGGCGATGGGATCGACCTACGGTTGGATGGGCCGCCTCGGTCACAATGGAAGTGAGCCGGGACGCTGGTCAGCGAATTCTTCTGGGTCGTGATGTTTCACGTGGAACAGGGGCTATCCCTGGCGATCTTATCGAGTCCATAGCCTCCTACCCTAATGTCCCAGGCGCTGCTGCTCTTTGCCGCGTTAGGCACGTCTCTGGCGGCTTATCGACTATCGTGTTCAAGTCGTACGATCAGGGCCGCAAGAAGTTCCAGGGCGATACTATTGATTGGTTCTGGCCTGATGAGGAGCCGCCGGAGGATATTTACTCAGAAGGCCTAACGCGAACCAATGCCACGGGCGGTATGGTCCTGATGACGTTCACGCCACTACTTGGCATGTCCAAAGTCGTCCATCGCTTCATGAATGAGCCCTCGGATGATCGGTCAGTAACGCGTATGGGACTTAAGGATGCCCAGCATTACACCGAAGAGGACCGCGAGCGCATCATCAACAGCTATCCCGAGCATGAGCGGAAGGCCCGCGTTGAGGGTCTCCCGATGCTTGGTCAAGGCATGGTCTTCCCTGTTGCCCGTGAGGCGATATCTGTAGAGCCATTCCCTATCCCGGCGCATTGGCCGCGCATTGCTGGGCTGGACTTCGGCTGGGATCATCCAACCGCTAACGCCTGGATAGCCTGGGACAGAGATGCAGACATCGTCTATGTCTATGACTGCTACAGCAAGTCCAAGGAAACGCCAATCATCCATGCTGCCTCTATTAATGCTCGTGGCAAATGGATACCTATGATGTGGCCCCATGATGGCTTACAGCACGATAAGGGCTCGGGCGAGCAGATCGCTTCGCAATACCGAAGCCTGGGCGTCAACATGCATCACGAAAAGATCACTTTCCCAGACGGATCGAACGGCGTAGAGGCAGGCATCCTGGACATGCTTACACGCATGCAGACTGGGCGTCTCAAGGTGTTTAGCCACCTAGAGCCATGGTTCGATGAATTCAGCATGTACCACCGAAAAGATGGCCTGATCGTTAAGGAACGCGACGACATTTTATCGGCCACTCGCTACGCCATCATGGGCTTGCGATATGCCCAAGTTGAAACCAATGAAATTGAAGACTACGAATTCCCCGTAGACTATTAAAGACACGATAGGTACAGGCAATGGCCGCTAAGAAAGACCAAGATCGCATATCCGAAATGCAGTCGCGCTATGAAAAGGCGCAGGAGGGCTGCACGGAGCGCTATGACGCTGCGGCTGACGATATTCGCTTCGTTACCATCCCCGGGTCTCAATGGGATTCGCGCTTACGCGCGCGACGTGGCGACCGGCCGACCTATGAATTTCCTAAACTTGGCTCACATATTCGACTCGTCGTCAATGAAATGCGCCAGGCGAGGCCGCAGGGCAAGGTCCGCGGTGTCGAGGAATCAGATGTAGGTCTGGCCGAGATCATCCAAGGTCTTGGGCGGAATATCGAGGATGTATCTAACGCCGATATCGCCTATCTGAATGCCTACCAGCAGGCCGTCAAGGGCGGCTTGGGCTGGATTGCGCTTGATACAGATTACGCCAAGCCTGACGACTTCGACCTGGATATCCTTATCTGCCCGGTACGAAATTTCGCCTGCGTGAAGGTCGACCCCTCGGCCGTGAAGATTGACCGTTCAGACATGATGTTCGCATTTGAGGAGGACACCCTGTCAGTTGACGAGTACAAGCGACAGTTCCCTGATTCAGATATCACGGGATTCTTCACGGATAATCAGTCGGTTGATTGGCGAACCGACAACAAAGTGCGGATCGCTCGGTATTGGTGGAAATCGCCAAAGAACCGCACGCTATGGGCGTTAAGTAATGGCGATACTGTATGCAGGGATGAGGTGAAGGATCAGTTTAACTGGATTGACCAGTCAGAAGTCAGCGCGGAGCCAGAGGAAATCCTTGCCGCTAATGGCTTGTCTGTCGTCAAGGAGCGAGAGGTAAAGGACCATGAGGTCATGTGTGCGCTGACGAATGGCTATGAGTTCCTGACCGATCCTTACAAATTCCCGTCGCGCCATATCCCGCTTGTGCCGGTCTGGGGTGATATCGAGAACATTGACGGGGATGACTATTGGCAGGGCATGGTGCGCCCATCGAAGGATCAGCAGCGTCTTATCAATGTGTTTGGCACAGCCCAGGTGGAGGCAGTCGCGAAAGCCCCTAAGACGCCTTTCATTCTCAAGCAAAGCTGGATCAAGGGATTTGAGAAGCTCTGGGCGAATGCCAATGCGGAGGATAGGCCTTATCTGCCGGTAACAGATGCTGCGGATGGCATTCCTCAGCGCGTACAGGGGCCTGAAATACCCACTGCCATGATCCAACTGTCCCAGATCGCGAGCAACGATATGAAGGACACGACTGGCATCTACAACGCCAGCCTTGGCCAGCAATCCAATGAGCTTTCTGGCGTTGCGATCAATAGTCGAAAGCAACAGGGCTCGGTTGCCACATTCCACTACATCGACAATCTCTCGCACGCCATTCGGCGCGTTTGGGAAATCATGATCGACATGATCCCCAAGGTTTACGACACCAATCGTGTGGTGCGTATCCTGGGTGCTGATGGCGCTACGGAATGGAAAGAGCTTTACCAAGAGGTAACCGATCCGATTACTAGACAAAAGGTCGTGCTAAACGATATTTCCAAGGGGAAATACGATGTCACGGTCACCATTGGGCCTTCGTATGCCACGCAGCGCATGGAAGCTGTCGAAGTATTCTCGCAACTGGCTGCTCAAATTGGCGGCGCATACCCCGCCATCGGTCCACTTCTTTCATATGTCATCCTGAATAATGTTGACATGCCTGGGGCAGAGGAGGTCTCAGAGGCGCTCCGCAACGCCCTTGTTAAGCAGGGTCTATTGCCGCCTAAAGAAGGCGATCAGCCGCCCGCACCGCCCGCGCCAGATCCGCGCGTCATGGCAGAGGTCGAGGAAATCATGGCCCGGGCAGGAAAGCATCAGGCGGATGCAGCAGCTGCGACAGCTAAAGCGCAGACAACTGTACCTACCGCGATGGCCGACAACGAAAAAACCATTGCCGAGGCAGTGCAGAAGCATATAGAGAACCTAATTGCTCAAGGGCATTTGCAGGTTGTGCAGAATGCAGCCAGGACCACTCAGGCTATGGCAGACCATATGGACGCTACTAATCAGGCCATGGGAGCCGGCCTTGTGAGCGGCAATCTGTTGCCGACCAGGGTTTCCAGAAACGAGCTTTCCCAGATCGATCCATCCCAATTCAACGGCTCATTTTGAGCCGAGCGTAGCGGCGCAATCCGTCATCCTTAAGGGGATTTATAAGCATGGAAAACACTGAAAACGTTCAGGTCTCGACCGAGGTTACTCCGCCGGCAGTTGCGGATAATGCAACTTCACCAGCAGCTGTAGATGAAACGCCTGAGCAAAAGGCCGAGAAGGAAGCCACAGAGGCTGCCAAGAGGGAAAAAGAGGAGATCCGCAAGAAAAATAGGACAACGGCCTATATCGAGCGCACCCAGCAGCGAGTGCGCGAGCAGGAGGAGGAGCTACGCCAGCTCCGCGAACAGGTAGCGCGTGTTAGCCAGCCAAAGGAAGCCGCCGGCCCTGTTGATGGCGAGCCTCGGCTAGCTGACTTCAATTACGACATTGAAGCATTCCAGCGCGCTCATTCCAACTGGACGCTTGACAACTTCAGGAAATCCGCGCAAGAATCCGCGAAACAGGCCGAATCTGACCGGAAAAGTCGTGAAGCGGCGGCGGGTTATCAAACTAGGCTGGACGACTTTGTTGCCGACCATCCTGACTTCCCGACTGCTGTTGCCTCGATGCGGATTGTGCCGCCACCGGAGTTTCAGCTCGCGATCATGGCCCATGAGCAGGGTCCTGCCATCGCCTATCACCTCGCTCAGAATGAAGATGACGCGCTTGAGCTAGCCCGAACCCCGGCCCAATACGCCGAATTCGCTATCGCCAAGATCGCATCGCGCCTCAAGGCCGCGCCTCAAGAAGTGCCTGCTTCCAATCGCTCTGTCTCCCAAGCCCCTGCGCCTGTGCCGGCCGTACAAGGCCGCGCTCCTACCAAAACGCCACCCGAGAAACTGACGGATGACGAATGGTATGCGCGCCAGAAGGCCGAGAGACGGAAGAAATAAGTCCTGAGGCTCTAGGAGTCCTCGGGAAAACTCTTGAGGACTCAACGCATGGCAAATAATATTCTTACCCACCAGATGATTGCACGCGAAGCCGTGGCAATGCTGGTGGAAGATACGTTCATTAAAACGATTAATACCGGCCGATCCGATGAATTTGGCGAAACCGTCAATGGATATAAAAAGGGTCAGTCGGTCACCATTGATGTTCCTGCTACTCCCGTAGCATTTGATGGCGCTAGCTTTGCTGGCGGCGGCGCTGCTCCTGATTTTACCGAAAGCTCAGTTTTGCTGACCCTCGACACTCAGAAGCATGTGCCGTTGACCTTCACGGCTAAGGAAAAACTGCTTAATATCACCGAGTTCAAGCAGCGTATTCTTCGGCCGTCGATGCAGGCGCTGATTTCGATTGTGCAGGCGGATCTTTTGACCCGCATGAAAAACCAAACGCCGAATGTAGTTGGCACCTGGGGCACCACTCCGAATACTCGTACGACCTATGGGCAGGCTCGCGCCTCGTTGCAGCGCTTCCTTGCGCCACCGGATATGCGCAACGTACAGTTTTCTTCCGATGCCAATTTGGCGTTGGTTGAGGCGAATGCCCCGCTGTTCAATCGCGGCCCTGAGGTAAGCGACGAGTTTGCTGAGGGCG